CCGGCTATGAACGCCAAGGTCAGCTCGTCCGTCTATCTCGTCATTGACGAGCCCTCTGTGGGCTACGACAATGTCGAGCTGCTGGCCATCTATACGGGCTTCAAAACCCTTATGACGGCCACTTCGGATCAGCTCGTCTCCAAGATTCTCGGAGGCGAGTCCTAAACCCAATGTTCTGGGAGTAGCTCGTCTCCAAGATTCTCGGAGGCGAGTCCTAAACCCAATGTTCTGGGAGTACCGCAAAGGTTGGCTCCACATAAGAATGTGGATCCAGCTATCGTGGTCCAGGCATAACGGGTTGGTGGAACCGGATGATGCACCCCACTCTGGGGTCCATTACAAGGACGGCACAAAATGCCACCCTCATGACGCTGACTCGGATGGAACCGAGACAGTTTCAACTCCAGTTCCGTGATGTGCCGTAGGCTAGACGGATGAGTACACCTCTATTTAAGGAGGGCCTCTGAAAAGCCTGACGACGCTCTGGAAGAAGGTAGCGGAAGAATCCGCTACGATGTGCTGTACAAGCGCCACCCATGACGTGAACTACGTCATGTGTCGGTCAAAACATGAGGGGCTATCGTTTCTCACGATAACCCTACCTGGCTTTGGCAAGGACTTTGAGAAAAGTCTCGACCAAGGCCGGGTCGATCACGAGCTCTTCCAGGGTTTCACCTGGAGGGCCGGTCTCCCCCGATTTCTCGGAGGTTTCCTTGATCGTGTGTTCGACCGTTCTAGTGGTCTGTTGCTTGACGTACCCTGTGTTGATGCAATTCGAGCCATTCGACTGCTTACGCGATCGTTTGGCAAGATTGACCTGCCATGTTCGCAAGAACGTGAGCAGGCAGCAATACAGAAGTATGTCATGTGTGAGCAGGAAGTTCGTGAGCATGATCTTTCGATGTCGGCGAGTGATATCGCGGATTTTCGGAGGATCTTCTCACAGTTGTTTGCAGGGCTCATGTCACGAGTAGACTATGACGTCTACTACGGGCATTTGATCCCCAAACATGGTCCTGGTGCTACAGCGGATAAGCTTCGAGGAAACTCAAAGTTCCGTAATACCACCTGGACCACGCGTCTGGAGGAGATCCTCCCTAGTGGGGAGAACCTCATACCATCTCCTTCCTATATGGAGGAGCAAGACGCGGTTAACTTCCTCGAACCTGGTTCTGAGATACCCGTCAAGGTTATCACAGTTCCTAAGACGCAGAAAGGACC